AGTACCTTAGTGATAGTCATCGCCTAGAGTTCCAAGCAGACCTTACCCACTACATTGCTGGCATGAAAGATGCCGAGTACCGCAGCCGCAACTACAGCGTCTTACATGCCTTATCTACCCGTGCCAGGGTGCGCCGCTTAGAAGCTATGAGAGCGAGCATTCGCCTGGAAGCAGGGCAGCTATATTCGCGCCTGGGTAGCGATAGCGAGCGCTTGCTGCAGGATATCTTTAGCGAAGGTTACGAACGCACCGTATTCGATACCTTTCAGCGCTTGGGCATGGGTGTTAGCTTCGAGCAAGCGAACCCCAGGCTCTTTCAAACCCTGCTGCAGAACCCTTGGAGCGGTCGTGAATTCTCGCAGAAGATCTGGCGTTTGGAAGATGGTTTTGTCGAAGCCTTGGAGAGTACCTTAGTAAGGGGACTCATCCAAGGTCAGAGCATCGACGCTATGGCTACGTATTTGCACGTAGCGGCGTTAGGAAATGCTTCTGGAGGTAATGGTCGTGGAGGGTGCTTCTGGCAAGCCCAGAGGCTCATACGCACCGAAGCGAACTATATGCTAAACCAAGCAGCCGAAGCAGCCTACAAAGAGTTAGGTGTAGACCGCTACCAGTACCTGGCGACACTGGATAACCGCACTAGCGATGCTTGCCAGGAGCTAGACGGCAAGGTTATCGAGGTGGCTAAAGCAGTGCCAGGACTAAACTACCCACCACTGCACCCCTACTGTCGCAGCACCACCATTCCCTACTTTGATGACTTGGAGGGCAACAGAATCGCCCGTGCCGAAGATGGCAGCAGCTACCACGTGCCAGGTGATATGACGTTCGAGCAGTGGCGGGAGCAGCTGGCAGCGGGGACGCTGGTGAAGGTGGCGGAGGTGGAGCCTGTTAGTGTGGAGCCTGTTGTGCGGTACGTGGCGGGAGTGCCAGTGGGTATGGAGCGGGAGTTTGCTAGTGCGATTGGCATGGCTATCACTGATGGAGTAGGCTATATAACGCTTGGTGAGCTTGATACTAGCCTTTTAAGAGGTGCATTCGGTGAACTGAACACTAGCGAGATAATCTTGACTGGCGAGCGCTATCACCATATCGCTATGAGGCATCCTGGAGACCTCAAGACCTTTCGTGAACATGCAGTAGAAACTCTTGTAAACCCAACGATGATTCTTTCGGATCGGACAGACCCTAAGATAGCAATATATGTGAAGGAGTTGGACGAAGGTTTTTTGATCATAGCGGTTCGACTGTCAAACGATGAAAGCACGAAGGAACGTATGAACTCGATTTTGTCTGCATATCGTGTTAGGGAAGATGATCTGGATAAGAAAAAAAGACGTGGTGAAGTTATTTACATAGGGTAAGATTTGTGATATAATGCATTTGCTGGGTTTGATTTTGAGGTAGAGAATCTGCAAACTACACACCCGTGCGGTCACAAGAGATGTGGGAGACAGCAGTCCCACCAAAATCACACCCCCCAAGCACCTAGCGCCGCTGGGTGCTTTTCCATTGGAAGGACGAAAGGAGGCACACATGAAGCGCAATCTCGACAGAGTACGGGAGATACTGCTCGCAGCAGAAGAAGCAGCAGGGACGATTAGCATTGCGCCAGAGGATGGCGAAAGCCTGGAGGATTACGAGGTGCGGGTTTACCACGCCAAACTGCTCTGTGATGCAGGGTACCTCAACGGAGTGCCTTTTAACACCATTGGCTTATCAACACGCCAGTACCGTATATACGGCTTGACCATGAAAGGGCATGATTACCTAGATGCGGTTCGCGACAAGAGCATCTGGCAGCGCATGAGAGGCATACTAACAGGAAGCGAGCCCATGGAAGCGGTGCGCGCCATGGCTTTAGCCTTAGCTACCGAAGCAGGTAAGGCAAGGCTTGGCTTATAGATTAAAGGAGGTTTCCCCTTGGCACTACACACCGAGCTAGTAGCGCGACGCATTCGCCTATACGGCGGCGAGGTGCAGGAAGAGCTACTGGCGTATATTGTGGAGAAGGTCTGCGCGTATGCTGCCGACTTCTGCAATTACGACACCGTTGAAGCCATATTGCCTGAAGCAGGAATCTATATTACCGAGCTTGCTGCTGCCGAATACATGCTGGAACAAGGCAGCTATAGCCTGAAGTACGAACGAGCGATTAAGGAAGCCGAGCGAGGGCTAATGCGCTTTCGTAGGCTGCGCTGGCACTAGCACCTAGCCTAAGCTGGGTGCTTTTCTATTGGAGGTGGTTCATCTGGATTACTTCAAAGCGGCGTACCGCATTCTAAACTACTTGAAGAAAGCGGAACAGGCAGAAGAGTTCGACCATGGCAACTTCAACCCAGGTCACTTTAGCCTAACAGCTAGACAATGGGCGCTAACCTTAGAACGTATGCTAGACGACGGACACGTAAAGGGAGTAGCCGTTAGCCACTGTGGCGATGGATCTGCGATGGTGCTTGTTACGTTGCCGCGCATAACCACCAAAGGGCTAGAGTATCTGGAAGAAAACTCCTTAATGCGCAAGGCAGCCAGGTTAGCCAAAGGTATAGCCGATATAACTCCCAGGAACTAAACCCAAGCGCAAACTACCTTCGCCGCAGGTATAAGCGGCAACTCCCAGTAGCAGGAGAGCTGCTATAAAAATCTATGGAGGATGATAGATAGTGGAATGGCTGAAGAAGCTACTGCAAGAACAAGGTGTTACCCTAAGTGATGAGCAGTTCGAAGCGGTCAAGAAGACCGCACCAGAACACATGGTACCTAAGAACCAGTACAATGCCAAAGCAGAAGAAGCCGAAGGGCTGAAAGCCCAGCTGCAGCAACGCGATGCCGATATAGCAGCCTTGAAGAAGGGTGCTGGCGAAAACGAAGAGCTAAAGAAGCAGTTAGGCGAGCTGCAAGCCAAGCACAAAGCCGAAGGCGAAGCTGCTGCTGCCGAACTAACCCAGAACAGGCTAAACGCCGCGGTGGAGATGGCACTGGTTACCTCGGGTGCTAGAAATGTCAAAGCCACCAAAGCCCTGTTGGAGTTAGACAAGGTGCAGCTAGACGGTGAACAGCTTCTGGGACTAAGTGAACAGATTGAAGCCTTGCGCAGTAGCCAGGGCTTTTTGTTTACCTCCAGCGAGGAAGGTTCCCAGGCTCCCTACAACTACCAACCTAAGGGTGGCGACAAGCCTAACTTCAGCGACGAGCCGCAATCCATGCGTTCGGTTATTCAAGAAGCCCTGGCTTCGCGCATGGCGAAACCCCAGTAACTAACGAAAGGATGGAATACCAATGCCCGTAACCTTAGCAGATGCCCGTAGACTAACCCAAGACAAACTAGCACAGATTGTCATAGACGAGTTCCGCCAGGATGACCTGCTGAACCGTATGCTCTTTGACGATAACGCCTCCTACAACGGCGGTTCTACCCTAAACTATGTCTACAACCGAGTGGACTACATGCGCGATGCTGGTTTTCGTGCAATTAACACCGAGTACACCGCCGACCAAGCGACCACTTACCTGGTTACCGTTACCCTAAAGCCCTTTGGCGGCACCTACGCCATTGACCGCGTCATTGCTGACCATGTCCACGGGGTAACCGACCAGATAGCTTTCCAGCAGGAACAGCTTATTAAAGCCACCATTGCCACCTTCAGCGACACCTTTATCAACGGAGATGTCGCTGTGAATGCCCAAGCCTTCGACGGCTTGGATAAGGCAATCGCTGGCAGCTCTACCGAGATGGTCTTGCCCACGGTAGACCTCTCCACATCTGCTTCTATAGATAGTAATTGGAAGGTCTTTATGGACGGCTTGCGTCGCTTAGCAGCCAGGCTAGACGGCTCTACTACCATGATTTGCGTTAACCGCGATATGTATTCCGTCTTCCAGTCTATTGCCGACCGTGCCACCTCCTTCACCTTGGTGCGCAGCGATGTAGGTAAGGAAACCCTGGCATGGAATAGCATTCCCATTGTGGTCTTAGGCGATAAGCCAGCTTCTAGTAACCCCATTATCCCCGTAAATGCTACCACTGGTGTTACCTCGCTGTATATGGTACGCATTGGTTTGGATGGCGTACATGCCGTTTCTCCCCAAGGTGGACGGGTAATTCGCACCTGGCTGCCTGATTACACCAATGTCAATGCCGTGCAGCTGGGCGGTACGGAAATGGTGGCTGCCATGGCGCTCAAAGCGACCCGTGCTGCTGGCGTACTGCGAGGCATGAAGATTGCATAGGGGGTAAAAGCATGGCGAAGGTATATGCGCCTAATAGCTCTTTCAACGGCATTAGTGCCGGGGTACGGTTTGCTAATGGTGTTGGCGAATGTGATGACCCAAACCTGTTGAACTGGTTTCGCGAAAGGGGCTACCGAGTAGAAGATGAAGCTGGAGACACCAAGGGGAAAGGCAAGGGCAAGGGAAAAGGCGACACCACCCCAACAGCTGAAAGCGGGGAGACAGCAGATGACAGCGAGAGAGATAGCCCAGCAGAAGCTGAAGATGAAGAAGGCGACCCCGACGCTACTCCTCGCTCTTAAAGAAGCCGAACAGGCTATTCGCAACTACTGTAACTACCAAGAAGGGGAGGATCTTCCCGCTGACCTTAACTTTATCTGGGCTAATATAGCCATAGGGCTCCTGGGGATGGCTGGAGACAACACGGCAGATGCGCTAACCCCAGGAGGACCTTTAGCTAGCATTCGCATGGGAGACACCTCCTACAGCTTTGCCAGCTCCCAGAAGAGCCAGCAAGACTACCTGGATGAAGTGGTTAGTAACTATGCAAGGCAGCTGAACAGGTTTCGGAGGTTGCTATGGGAATGAATGTAAGTATTGTAGCCGACATCAACGAACGCTACTTCTACCGAGAACTGGCAGCGGTTTGGCGCATGGTAGGCACTAGCACTGGCGGCGCTACCAAGCAGGAGCTACAGCCCGTAACGGAGCTTAGCGCAATCCCCTGCCGTGTTTCCGTAAAGGCACCAGATAGCGACCAAGACCGCACAGCCAGCCACAGCCCCTTGGTGGTCACCGCAACCTTGTTCTGCGCTCCCGAGCATAAGCTACAAGCAGGAGACACCTTCGATATTACCAACAAGCAAGGCGAGGTTAGCCGCTGGGTTGGTGGTGTGCCTAGCAAGCATTCTAGCCACCAGGAGGTTAGCGTTATTCTCAGGGGCAGAGCATGAGCGGCGGCTTAGAAGAGCTGGGGAAGAAGTATCGGGATAAAGCTGTTAACTTCGATGCCTTTCTGCGCGGCTTTCTCACCGAGATGGGCTTGCGTGCTTTGGCGAAGACCAAGCGCAGGACTCCCGTAGACACAGGCTTACTCAGGGCTTCGTGGGCGCTTAGCGCTGTAGTTCGTCGCGAGAACAACCTGGACATAACCCTCTTTAACCCCGTGGAGTACGCCACCTATGTGGAGTACGGGCGCAAACGCTTTCCCTGGTCATCTGGAGAGCGCCTAAGCGCCGCTGCTGGAGACAGCCTGGAGGAGATGGACTGGGTGCCAGGTCGCTTAATGGCGACTATCTCCCTGCATGAGGTTAGGGCAGAGATGCCCAGGCGCTACCAGAAGGCTTTTGCTGAGTGGGTTAAAGAGCAAAAGGAGGGCTAAGCAGTGCTGTTAGACGCTGTAGCACGGGCAATCGTAGCCCAGTACCCGCAGCTACCAGTCTATGTGGAGCAGGTACCCCAAGGGCTGCAGCAGGGCTTTAGCTTGCTGACAGTGGATAGCTCCCTGGATGAGCAGATAGGCAACCGCTTTCTGTCTCGCTGGCTGCTAACAGTGCGCTATTTCCCCCAAGATGATGGCACTAGCAGTAGCTACGAAGAGCTACACCAGGTAGCTATGGGGTTGTATGCTTGCCTTAGAGAGGTTCCCACCTTAGAAGAGGGGTTTAGCCCGTATCATGGCTACCAGCTACGACACCGTGTAGAAGATAATGTGCTGCACTTCTTTGCCAGTTACACAGCTATGCTAAGCCTTGACTTACCTGAAGAGGCAAAGCAGCTGCAGCTAGAGGTTAACCGAGTACAAACTAAAGTAGGTGAAGAACAATGATTCAAAATATGATTCGCCCGGGTTCGCGCATAGAGTTCGAATCCGTACCCGCTCCAGCAATGACTGTAGGAGGGCGCGGCACTGCTGCCTTAGCCTTACCCATGTCCTGGGGTGCCGAAGGAGAGCTGATAACCGTGCTCTCTACCGAACTGGTAACAGGCGGCGCACGTGCCAAGATTGGCTACAGTGCCGCAGAAAAGGAAAGCCTACTCTTCCGCGAATGCCTACGCTACTGCTACAGGCTCTTTGTATGGCGTTCTGATAGGGGTGGCGTGAAGGCAACTGCCACCGAAGGGAATCTTACTGCTACCGCTCTCTACACGGGAGTTAGGGGTAACGACCTACAGGTAGCTGTGGAGGGTTTAACTGGCGGCAGCTTTATGGTGCGTACCTTTGTCAATGAAGAGTTAGTAGCCGAACAGGAAACCCTAACAGTGGAGGACCTTGTCAATAACGACTGGGTAGAGTTCAGCGGCACTGGCGCACCTACCGCTGTTGCAGGCTTGCCTTTAAGAGGTGGTGCCGATGGTACCATCAACCGCCCTTCCTACGACGCTTACCATAAGGCTCTTAGTAGGGAAAACTGGCAAGCTATGGGTATTGTCGACGAATCGCCAGCAGTGGCGGATTTGGTGGCAATGTTTATTAAGAACCAAAGGGACACCCAAGGGCGCAAACTCCAAGGGGTAGTCTACAACTCGGTGGCGGCTAACCACGAAGGGATTATTGGCATAAAGCAAGGGTATGCTTTAGAGAGCGGTGCCGTTTTGGAAGGTGCCGATGCCATTCCCATGGCTGTAGGCATGAGCGCTGGGGCTGCCATAAACGCCAGCAACACCAACCGCTTAGTTACCAGCGCAGCGCGCATTATTGGTGAACTGGAGCATGACGAAATAGAGAAGGCGCTGCTGGAAGGCTGGTTTGTGATCTCCAAGCGTACCGACGGCACTATCAAGATTGAACAAGATATTAACACCTTTCGGGACTTCAAGCCTACCAAGGGCAAGGAGTACCGTAAGAACCGCGTTATACGCACCCTGGATGAGATAAACAACACCGTCAAAGCAACCTGGGAGAGCTTTTACGAAGGACGCGCCGACAACAACCGAGCTGGCAGAAACTCCTTTAAGGCAGACCTTATCGCCTACTTTCGCAGCTTGGAAGCCCTAAGCTGTATTGAGGACTTCGAACCTGGCAGCGACCTGCTTGTCCAGCGGGGGACGGAGATAGATGCCGTCTGGGTTGAAGCCTGGATTAGACCTATAGACAGCATGGAGAAGCTCTACATGAAGGTTTACACCGATGTTAACGTGAGGGAGGAGGGTTAAAGCATGTCAACGATCTTTCTAAAGTCCGACGAGCTTGTCATTGGTAGCAAGGGTTCGGTCTTCTTCACGATTAGCAAGCGGCGCACGGAGATGGCTGGGGTACAGCGAATCAGCGCAGAGCGAAGGATAACCACCCAAACCTTTGCCACTATAGGCACCGTGAACAAGCAAACCCGCATTACTGGGCTGGAAGGCAGCGGTTCCATGACGGTTAACTATTGGATGATCAAGATCTTCCGTGCCATGATATCCGAGTTCGAAGAGCAAGGGGTCTTCCCCGAGTGGGATATTATGGTCGTCAACGAGCAAGGAGGAGCTACCCTGGGTAACTCCACCATTCAGCTCTTCGGCTGTCAACCTACTGGCAGTGTGCCTATTGCTCTTCTCGATGCCACTACCGACGATGGCTTAACCATCGACATAGACTTTACTTTCAGGTCTAGCGAGAACCTGGAAGAGTTTAGCGATCCCCAGCGTGTAGGAAGGGAAGGGTAACACCATGGCAAGCCTTAAGGAGTTTCTAAGACAGCAAAAAGAGAGTGCAGGTCACTCCCTGCAAGTGAACATCGGCGGTCGCTTGAAAGACTACGAGTTTTCCATAAGGGCTTTGAGCTATGCTGAATACAGCGAAATACAGCAAGGAGCGGCTACAGTTTCGGCTAAGGGCAGGGTGCAGATAAACGGTGCCTGGCTGTATGAAAAGATAGTGCTAACTTGCTGCCTGGAGCCAGACTTTGCCCATGTAGACTTTCTGGAGGAGAACGGTTGCCGAACCCCTGGTGAGTTGCTTCATGCCCTGCTGAAGCCTGGAGAAGTGGTAGAGCTAGGGAAGCGCATTCAAAGGATTAGCGGCTTCGACCAAGACTTCGAAGAGCTGGTGGAAGAAGCAAAAAACGCATAGAGGAAGGCGGCGAATTTCTGTTAGCCGAGTACGCCTTCCTGCAGCATAACATTCGACCACGGGACTTTGTAGAGATGGACATCTACGAGAAAGCCTTCATTACCGCTGCCTTTCAGCGTGAAGCGAGGCGGTCACGCAACATCACTGCCAAACAGCATAAAGAGCTAAGAAATAAGTAAGGAGGCTCATATGGCGAGCTTTACCGATACCATTTCTCTAGTAGACCAAATGAGCCCAGTGCTGCTGCGCATTGCCAACCAGGCACTAGAAGCGGCAGCGGCTGCCAGAGACCTGCAGCATGTTGCCGATGACCCTATAGCAAATAGAGCCTTCGAGCAAATGCTGAGCAACCTAGATGCTAGTGTAACCGAGCTTAACCAGTTGGAAGAGAGCATGGCTGGAGTGCAAAGAGGCTTAGCACCCGTGGAAGATGGGTTTCGCGGTTGGAAGCAAGCGGTAACTGGAGTCAACCAAGCTATGCAGCTGGTAAGTACAGCAGTCAACCGCATTCAAAGAACCTTTCAAGGGATGGTCGATGCCAGCAGCGACGCGGTAGAAGCGGAAACCAGGCTGTTGACCATCCTGGGTGCTAACACTGGGGTTAGCCGCGAGCAGTACGCACAACTGCAGCGAATGACTGCCCAGTACTCCCAGATGACCACCTTCAGCGAAGCGGCACTAACCGCAGGACTTTCCGAACTGGCTACCTATCGCTTATCTGCCGATGCCCTGGAAGCTATGCTGGGCACCTTGACCGACTATGCAGCTGGTCAAGGGGGAGTTAATGTGAACTCGCAGCAGATGATTAACCTGGCTAACCAGCTGGGCAAGGCATTAGATGGCAATTATGGTGGCTTAACCCGCATTGGCTTTGCGTTGGATGAACACCAGAAGTCAATTATCGATACGGGAACAGAAATGGAACGGGTGGCGGTTATTGCCGAGGTCATTGGGCAAAGTTATGGTGGCTTGGCAGCAGCTTTGGCAGATACCCCGTTAGGTCAGGCACAGGCTTTAGAGAACGCCTGGGGCAATGTGCGGCAGGAGTTAGGCGACCGCCTGATGGCAGCTATTGGTAATGTCAACCGAGCACAGCGCAACCTCTTGGAGGTGCTGCAGCCCGAAGCCGCCGCTTGGTTCTACGATGCTTTCTTCTTTGGAGCCCAGTTAGCCACATCGGCAATAGCTGGGGTTATCAATATGGTTAGCTGGCTTATCGACCGCTTTAACAGTGGCGATAAGGTGGTGCGCACGCTCTTCTTCACCGTGTTAGGGGCAGGTGCTGTAGCTGCCGTATCGTCTTTGACCAAGATAGGCATAGCTGGGGTAAAGTGGGGCATGGCGACATCGGCAGCTTGGTTGCCAGTTATACTGCCTTTCCTGAAGATAGGTATGATCATCGGTGCCGTTATCCTGCTGCTAGATGCCATGGGCGCTACCGGGGAGACCATTGCCGGGGCAATTGGCGGTGCCTTTTCGGCGATGGGAGCCATCATCCACAATATTATTGCTGGCATCTATAACGCCTTCATGTGGGTGGCAAACCAGATTTCACGTGTAGTTTCGTGGTTCACTGGGAACGAAGCAGCACAGTTTGAATACAAAGAGTACCGAGACCTTGGCGAAGCCTTCGACGCTGGCAGGGAATCCGGACGGGACTTTTATGCCAATAACTTGGAAGGACTGCTGAACTTCTCGCCCATGGGGCTAGATGACAGCCTCTTTCGGGAGGGCATTCCCCATGTGGGCAATGTGGATGAAATAGGACGCATTCGCGACCCCGTGAACCTTGCTGATGAAGACTTGCGCTACCTGCTGGACGAACGGGAGCGCCGCTTCGTGGCAAATGTAAACCTGAATAGCCCAGCACCCAGCTTGTCGGTAGTTATTGAAAATGTCAATGGCGTTGCCGACTTAGACGATGTAGGTAACTACTTGGGTAACATCCTAAGAGAAAAGATGGAATCCAGCGCGGTGTTAGTGCCGTTGTAGGTTTGTAGAAAAGGTGGTGACTGTTCTTGTACCAAGTAGCCTTCATTAGCGAAGCAGGCAGCTATATTCTGCCAATGAACCCCTATAAGTTTCCCGTGCGGCACCGTGCCGACCACACTATCTTCAACATCCTGGAGAGCGGCGAAGCTATTAGCCCTGGGCTACCGCGCCTGAAGGAGTACGAGCTAGAAAGCAGCTTTACGCCAGCGGAAGGCGACAGAGCCGTCGCCTTCTTTGTGGAAGCCCTGGCGAGCTTAAAGCCGCTGCGCATGATACTCTCCCGTGACCAGTTCGAACCCGAGAATGTAGCAGTGGTAATCACTAGCTTTGAACACGAAGAGCGGGGTGGGCATGTAGTAGGGGAGATCCATTACAAGCTGACCTTACGCGAGTTTCGTCCCATACAGGCGCGGGTACTCTAGATGGCTTACCAACTGCAGATTGTTGGTCGCAATGTGGGCAAAACCTTTGAAGTCTCTCCCATCATTAAGGGCGACGTACGGCTAACGCAACAGCGCACGGGGGCACCAGCTAAACTGGAGTTTACCCTAATTAAGGACTTCCTGGCAGCCTACCATGAAGGCGACCCGGTGCTTATGGTGGTAGATGGCACTACCGTCTTTCGCGGCTTCGTTTTCAGCAAGCGAAAGAACGACAAAGGCGAAATAGCCACCACCTGCTACGACCAACTGCGCTACCTGAAGGCAAGGCAAACTTACAATTGGCAAAACTATAGCCTGGCAGAAGCCGTGGGGCAGATTGTAGCTGACTTTCGCCTGCAAGCAGGGGCGTTGCCAGATACTGGGTACCGCTTGCCCTACGGGCATTACCAGGATATGTCTTTGATGGATATTATCCTGGACTACCAGGCAAAGACCACCATTGCCACGGGCGTTATCTGGAACTTCTTCGATGATGATGGCGCTTTGACCTTAAAGCGTGCCGATGACATGCAAAGCAGCTATATCTTGGGAGAAGAGAGCCTAGCAACCGATTACAGCTATGAAACCACCATCGACAAAGAAACCTACAACCAGATTAAGCTCATTCGCCCCAACGAAGAGACTGGTCGTGCCGACCTCTTCCAGGCAATGTCTGAAGATACCATCGCCCGTTGGGGTTTGCTGCAGCTGTATGAAATTGTCGATGAAAACCTGAACCCTGCGCAGATAGAAGAGATGTCCAGGAGACGGCTGGCATTTCACAACCGCGTCTTTCGCACCTTAAACCTGGACGCTGTAGCAGTACCCGAGATTCGGGCTGGCAGCCTGGTCTTTATAGACCTACCACGCTTGGGCGACATATCGCTACAGGCTAAGCTGCTGATAGATAACGCTTCTTTTCGCTTTGGCACCCAAAACCAGCGCATGAAGCTAGAAATGCAAGTGGTAGGCTTTTAGCACTGGTTCTTTCAAGGAGTAGCAGATGGCAGATTTATTACAGACTATCCAACGCATAGTGCAGAACACCTTGGAAGCCTGGGGCTTAGCCGAACTGGAGATAGGCACGGTGACCCAGGCAGAACCGTTACACATTCAAATTGCCGATGATGACATCCTGCTCCCTAACATGCTGCTGCTTTCGGATGCCGTCTTAGCGAAGACCATCGACCTGAGACACCGCCATATCCTAGACCCGCATCAGCACTGGTTGACTCCTGCGCAACTGCAACGGACGGAGCTAGAAGGACCTTTAGGACCAGCAGGGTCCCCAGCACCTATCAGCATCGAACACGGAGACCGCTTCTTTGTAGAAGTCAACCGCGATGGTAGCACCAGAAACCTGCCGAATGTTAACGGCATTATCTATGTGCAACGGGCTTTAGAGGTTGGCGACCGTGTAGCATTACTAAGACTAAAGCGCAGGCAACAGTATATTGTCCTGTTTCGGCTGCGTGAAGCTCTCTAGAAGGAGGTCATCCCATGAGCTTGTTGCCACAGATGGGCGACCTAGCACCGCCAGTAGTGGTCAGGCAAAGGCAGCCCTGCCGTACCTACCATCTGGACTTTGCCGCTAAGCGCATCGCTGGCTTTGTAGATGGTCAAGACGCTGCCAGGCAAGCGGTGATGAAGCTGCTGCTTACCGAAGAGGGAGCGCATGAGATCTACACTGGGCACCAGTACGGTATAGCTATTGCCGACTTGTTAGGACAGGAGCGGTTTATCGTCGAAGCCGAGCTAAAGCGCCGCCTGCGGGAGAGCCTGGAACGAGACGACCGCGTCGTGAGGGTGCATGGCATTAGCATCAGCGGCGGCTTGGATGACCTGCTGGTACGCTTAGCGGTAGATACCATCTATGGGCAAGTCCAGCTGGAAAGGAGGTTGCTTCTGGCATGATTCCCGAGCACCTGAACCGCAGCGCTGAACAGCTCTTGGCGGAAATGCTGGCAACGGTACCCAATGTAGTGGATAAACGAATAGGATCCATTATCTACGACACCCTGGCAGCATCTGCCTTGCAGTTAGCGGAAGCCTATGCTTTCTTAAGGAAAACCTATAAGAACACCTATGCCCTAAGTGCCGAAGATGAGTTCTTAGACCTACGTGTAGGGGAGATAGGCATATACCGTGAAGAGGCGACCTATGCCGTTAGGGAAGGACACTTCAGCGGCGCTGGAGGCATACCTTTTGCTGTAGGTGTTGGTAGCCGCTTTTCGGCTATCGGCAGCACCCACACCTTTGTGGTACGGGAACAACTGGCAGCAGGGCTCTACGCTTTGGTAGCAGAGCAAGCAGGAGCTGCGGGTAATGACTACATCGGACAGCTTCTGCCTTTAACCCATATACCGGGGCTACAGGTTGCCGAACTGCTAGATATCCTTGCCCCAGGTTCCGACCGTGAAAGCGATGACAGGCTCTTAGAGCGATATTTGGAGCGCTTGCGGCTGCAACCATTTGCGGGAAACATTGTCGCCTATAGGCAAATGGTGGGCAGCTTGCCTGGAGTAGGCGGGGTGCAGGTTTACCCCGTTTGGCAAGGTGGTGGTACCGTCAAGTGTAGTATTACCGATAGCAACCGCTTACCCCCTTCGGAATACCTGGTAGCACAGGTACAAGAAGAGATCGACCCAGCGCCCCAGAGTATGGGCTTAGGTCGCGCTCCTATCAACCATGAAGTTACCATCCAAGGGGCTGCAGGTTTCGACCTGGAGATAGAGGCAACCATCCATGTAGCTGCAGGCTTTACCTTAGAACAGTTGCGACCGTTAATAGTAGACTCCCTGGAAAGCTATATCACCGAGATAAGGCAAAATTGGGATAGACCGCCGCCGAGAGGCTCTCTGGAATATATCGCCTGGGTCTTTCGTTCGCGGCTCAACAGCCAGTTCTTCGCGGTGCCAGGGGTGCTCAATGTGGAGAACCTGCTGCTCAACGGCAGTGCTAACGATATCCGCTTGGTGCAAGATATACACATCCAACAGTTACCGCTATTACGGGAGGTTAACCTACATGAGCCGAGCTAAAGGCTATATCCGCAAGCTACCGCCCTACTATGCAGGGGTGCTAGAAATTGAACTGATAGCTGCAGCCCTGGGCAGCCAAGGCGAGCAGCTGGATAGCGAACTAGACAGGCTATTGGGGAACCAGTTTATAAAGACTTCGGACAGCATGGGGCTGCTATCCCAGGAGCAGCTACTGGAGATTATCCCCAGCCCAGGAGAAAGCCTGGAGTTTCGCCGCAAGCGCTTGGTAGACAGGCGTTCACGCCGACCACCATTCACCTGGAAGTGGCTGCAAGAGCGGCTAGATGACCTGCTAGAAGGGCAGTATCTTATCTTTCGTAACCTGGAAGAACAGTCCTTACGCATCTACATCCTGCTAACCAAGCTGGAGCATGTAGAGTTTATCCAAGCCTACGTGCTGGACATTATCCCCGCTAACATGATTACCAATGTGGTGCTGAAATACAACACCCATGCCGACTTAGGGCTAGTTACCCACAGAGTCTTAGGGCAGTTTAGGCATGGTCGCATCCCGATAACCCCGCTTTAGCCACCAAGGAGGTGCCTAACCCATGGAGATGTTCTTCGTCAACAAAATGGCGGAAACCCCTAAGCTGTTTCTACGCTTGCCAGACTTAGACGACCTGTACGATATTGAAGACTTTAACTACAACAGCCGCGCTATAGATATGGCGTTTGTAAACCTAGATGCCGATGTGGATTCGCTGAAGCAAGCGGTGCTAAGCCTGACCGACGAACTGGAGCAGCACTTGAATGACCCTAGTGCGCACGAAGGGGGAGAGGCTGAACGGCTGAAAACTCCTCGCTCTATTCAGGGGATGCTCTTCGACGGCAGCGAGGGCATTCATAACTACGGCACTAGCAGCACGGATGGGCATGTGCAGGTGAAGCTGGTGGCTAAGCCTGGCTTTGTGCG